GCTTCGGAGGGTATGTTGTATTGAGTGAAGAGGACGGCGAGGTTGTAATCACTGTTGTCGTCGTAAGTTCCAGGTTCTCCGGTGAGGCGCATGCAAGTGAGGGGTCCGAACTGAGTGTCAACGTTGGTTTTCAAGTGGACGTGGAGGTCAATGAGGGCTTGGGGGATGGAGAGGCGGTGCATTTTGAGGCGTTCGAGGACAACGGCTTCGCCATGCTGGGACTGGTCGAAAGCAGTATAATCATTGGCGAGGTGAGGTTGGTCTGTGAGATGGTCTTGGCACCATTGTGAAAGTTCGAAGGGGGTGTGGCCGGCGTGGACGTAGATGTTGGAAGGGCGGTCTTGATTGTCGAAGATGCGTTGGTATTTCTTGACTGGTCCCAGGAGGAGGATGACGGCGTCGTGCATGAGGGCGAGGGTCTGGCAAGCTTTCCAATTCCCAAAGATCGAGTTGTCATTTGTCTTGTGTTGGGTCTTGGAGAAGATGCGGACAGCTGACCAACGCCAGTCTGGGTCTGAGCGATTTGCGTTTGCCATGATGACAGATTGGGTCTTGGATGACAGCTGGCAGAACTCGTTGGCGTTGATACATTCAATGAAAAGAGCCTCGTTGAAAGGGATTTCGGAGAGCGGGGAGCGGTGATAGGCTCGGCACAGAGACTGAAAAAGGACGGCCCCGAGGATCTCATCTTTTGGGGAAATGGAGTAAGGGGCGGGTGAGGGTCGAAAGCGGAGACGTTTGGGGATGGAAGCAGGTAGGAGGGTTGGGTCAGATTTTTCGGAGTGGATAGCGGAAGCAACGGAGAATGGAAGGGCGGAGATTTCGAAAGGCTGGTTGAGCAGGGGGAACTGGTTGCTTGATTGATCGCGCCAGATGATTTCCTTCACCTGAGGGTCGTGAGCGGGAATGAATTGTGAGGCTAGGACATAAAAGTCCTCGCCAGGGTAGACTGGAGTATGGGCGGTGGAAGAGGGGCGGAGGTCAGAGCTGAAAGCTGGTGAAGAAACTTGGGCGGAAGGGATATCGTAGTGAAAGGGGCGGCGCGTTTCTGGGAGGAAGTGAGTGGTGATCTGGGGCGAGGCATCAGAGCCGTCGCCGGAGAAGATGCGGGCGGTTTGGAGGACGTCTGATGTGTTGGAGCTTGGAAGGGAAGCGGTGAGAGACAGGACTCCGGGGATGGGCGGGTTGGGGCGCAGAGGAACATGAGATGATCTGGAGACTATTTCAGCTAGAGGACGGAAGACGGGGGCGACGATGGGGTCAGTGGTTTCATTGGAGTGGAGGGAGAAGATGGGAAGAAGGTCAGTGGGCAGTTCAGAGCGAGCACCACGGAGGGGAGTGACGCGGGAAGTGAGAGGGGCAGTGATGATCTCAACTCCAGTTAGCATGTTCCTGAAGATGTCAGAGAGTGAGATGGGTTGGTTGGCGTGGAAACGGGAGAAGAGGAGATTGTTGCAAGCGGAGTCTGTGCGAATGAGGGAGTGGTCTCCCGAGAAGTTGATGCCGATAGTGGAACGTGTGAGAGCGACTAGGGACATGGAGTGGGACAGCATTCGAGAGTTGCGATCGAGGTGAATGTTGGCTGGGTATTTGTAGGTGGAACCTTGAGAGGACGCGATGGTGACTGCTTTGTAGCCACATTGGCTGATGGTGAGGGCGGAGGTCTGAGAGTTGCACATGATTGTGGCATTTGGGGGCAGCGTTTGATGGAAGCGGGAGAAGCCGGGCTGAGAGGAGAGGGAGCGAACGCCGAAGAACTTAGCGACGCGCTGGGGAATGCGACGGCTCCAGAGGCAGTAAAAGTCGAGGTAAGGGCGGAGATGGCTGATTTCTGAAGGGAGGCGGTGGTTGCTGGAATTGGTGTTGGTGGAGTGGTATTCTCCCTGGAGGGGGTCCCCAAGGACGATGACGAACTGAATGGTGGGGTCAGCGTGGATGGCGAGGTCGAGGTAGCCGCGTGGCATTTTGTATACTTCGTCGATGACTAGCACACGGGCAGATTTGAGGAGGGAAGCTTCCCAGGTGGATATACGCCAAGCAGTAGTGGAGGAAAGCTCGAGAGCCTCTTTCCACTCGCTGCGAAGCTCGGTGGTGGGGACTGAGACCTTGAAAGCGCTGAAGGGGTGGGTTTTGAGCAATTTCTGGACGGGGTAGGACTTGCCGCAGCCAGCGAAGCCGGCGATGTGAACGAGGGAAACGGCGCGGGAAACGGCTATGTCAAGCTGGGCGTCGAGGGCGAGGAATGAGTCTCTGGCTTTGTTTGGATGAAGTGGGTCGACATTAGCCATGACTCCGTCGAAGCCGTTTTTCATGTTGGAAATGAGGTTTTTGGCGCGGCGGACGTTGGTGCGATATGAGTGGACGTGGCGGAAGGGTAGGTGGGTGGAGTCATGGGTGAAGCGAAGAGAGGCGTGAACGAGGTCGGAGGCGGCGCCGGAGAGGCGAACTGGGTTGGAGGCGGGGGAATAGGCAAAGTGACCGGGCGAGCCTGAGGAGTGGGTGATGGTGAAGGAAGCGCGGGGATTACTACTACCGTAGATCAAACGATTCTGGCCGGAGATGATGACGGCTTCGAAGTTGTAGGCGGAGGCGAGGACTGTGAGATGGTCTGTGGAAAGGCCGTGGCGGGAGATTTGAGAGGCGTCGAGGAGGCAGTCAGGGAGATTTTGCTGAAGGGTGAGCCAGAGGTCAGCCGGTTCAACATCTATGCCTGCAGAAATGGCACGGAGGAGGCAGTCGGTGTTGGTGGGGTATGGGAGATTGGAGATGGGGCCGTTGCGTTCGCGGGTGAAGAAGAGGCCACTTCCCTCGTGGAGGGGGGTGCGGGTGATGAGATCCCAGGTGGTGATTGGCCCGAAACCGGTAGGGTCAGAGAGCAGGGCGCTTGTCTCGGGAGTGACGGGGACCTGAGGGGGGTTAGGGGTGGAGCTGGGGTTTGGGGTGAACACGCCGACAGAATCAAAAGATAGGGGCGCATTTGGCATGTTGATCGGGGCAGTGGAGGACTGCTGGGTAATGGGAGGGAGGTTTGGAGTGGCGAGCTTCTGGAAGTAGGGGGAATGTGGGCGAAGGGACTGGGCGGAGCCTAGACCGAGATCCAGGGACGCAAGAGGAGAAGCGATGGAAGAGGGGACTGGGATACTGGCGGATGCTGGTGCCGGGGAAGGGGGGCGAGGGGTGGAGGGAGGAGTGGGGCTCGGTGAGGGCTTGTGAGAGTCAGTCAGGGTTTGAGTCTGGGCGCTGGGTGAGGGGGGTATAAAGGCGTCTGGATTAGTCAAGGGGTCTGCAGGTGGGGGCGATGGGGCGGCAGAATGGGAAGTGGGGTCGGAATTGGTGGGAACACTGGGCTGGGCAGGCTGAGCAGGAGTCGAAGCAGCTTGAGGAGGGGGGGGGGTGGGGGTGGACTGCGTGAGAGGGATTGAGACAACCCAAGAGTTTGGGTTCGAAGAAGACGGGTCTGGGGGGGGTGAGGCAAGCATCCCTGGGGGGAGGAAAGGCTTGGAGGCAAGCAAATTGACGGGGCGGCGGTCGAAAGTGAGGGTGAAGGGTTTTGGGTGGAAATAGCAGTCATAGCGGTCATGGATGGATTGGGGGGAGTCTTTGTCGCAGAAGGCTCGGTAGGCCCAGTAGCAGGCGGGGGCGAGGGCAGCAAGAGTGATCCAGAGGGGCGTGAAGAAGGGAAGAGGCGTGGGGAGGTAAGCTGAGCCGAGAGTGGGAAAGTTTGGAGAAGTGGCGGTCCAGGAAAAGAAGCGCAGGAAGAGAGAAGTTAGGAAAAAGGGACCGCGAAGGTGCCTAGCGGAGAGGGACATGGTGAGAGCGAAGCGGGGGGCAGCGTGGGCGAAGAAGCTGGGTGGTTGAACGAACCAGTGGCCGAAAATGGCCAAAGATGTGATGTGATAACGGCGGGCTTGGCAGATCAGGTAGGCTACGTAGGCGGAGAAGGGGGATGAGATGAGACAGCCTGCTGAAAACAAGCGGAAAGAGTTGGTGCGAAGCCAGTGGCGGAGGTGCTGGAGAGGAGAGGTCAGGAGCATGTAATGGGAGACTGGACGAAGGGGGGAGGTGTACAGAGCGAAGTGGGCAAGATTGTCCCAGGCGGCGGAAGAAACCCAAGAGTACTCGCTCTTGGAGGACTGAGTGCGAATGAAGCCAGCTGGGTCGGTGACGCGGAGGGTTCGGACGGCTCTGACGTATAGGAAGAGCGCATCATAGACGGCCTTTGGAACGAGGCGGTGGCGAATTTCTTGTTTGAGATCCTGGGCGGAAGGGATAAGGACAGCGAGGGGGGCGCGGAAGGAGATG